GTTTACAAAAAATCTATAGAGAGCCCTGAAGCCACACCTCAGAAAAAATTTGATTTGATCGCAGGCTATGACAAAGAAACAGTAGGAACAACTAATGCTAAATTAGACAATCTTTATAAGATGGTTAATACTGAGCAAGGTAAACGAGTTATGTCTTTGATGAATAAGCAAGGTGTTTTGACCGCGATTGCTCAAGGTGCTGAATCAGGTATAACGACCCCTATCGGCTCGATAAGCGCACCAGCTCAAGAGATGTTAAACAAGTTGAAACTTGAACCTAAAGAGCAAGACTATGCGCGCCTTATCGCCCAGACTATTTCAGATCTGAATATGGGCGTCATGAAACAAGGTAAAGACATATTTGGTCCACAGATCAGCGTTTATGACGCGCAAAAAATGGCTGAGCCAGGATTCAAAAGCACCGACTCGTCTCAGGTCATTTCAACTCTCGTAAATAAATTCAAGATCATGAATCATTTCCAAGGTGAGATGAATAAAGCACAACAGGATTACTTTGACCGCAATCCGACAGCCAAAACTTCTCAATTTTTCAAATCTAAAGAATTCTATGAAGTTGCTGATCAGTATTCAAAAACATTACGTAAACTGAATGAACTTTCAGTATTTTGAGGTGAACCATGGCTGAAAAAGATAAATTTGACCCCGAAAGTAAATTAAAAGAGTTATTACCTAACGCTTTTGATGACAAGGGTGAATACAAACCTATTTACACTCCTACAGGAGAACCTAAAGGCTCAGTCTCAGTAGAGCCTGCACCTTCTTCATTTAATGAGCTTAGTCCTGAGTTAGTTGCAGCGGGAACAGGGACTTTAGGTTTCTTAGGAGGGCAGAAAGCCAAGATGATTCAACAGCGTGTTCAACCTTCTGCTAGAGCTAGCGCGCCTCCCCCTTCAACAGTTCCACCGTCTGCTTCTGCCCCTCCTGCTGCGGGTGCACCTTTATCTTCTGGTGATAAATGGAGCACTAAAGTTGTCGGCTCTATGGGTCCAGGAGGAGAATCTAGAACCGAAGCTGCACGTAATTTCAGGATTCAACAAAGCCTTACACCTACTGAAACTGCACAATTTAAAACGAACCGCCAAGGTATCATCCTTCCTAACAAGACTGAAGCCGAACAGCGAATGATGCAAGAAGCTCGTCAGAAGATGCTTTCTGAAAGAGCAAAGCGTGCTGCTGAAGCTACAGGAAGAGGCATGGGGGTTGCTACCGATATAGCGCCTCGTTTGATGACTGGTATTGGTGCTGCTAGCGCGGGATATCAAGGAACAGACGCATACAACAGACTTAGAAACAGGGATATTCCTGGAGCAGTGTTGTCTGGAGTAGGCGCGTTAGGTAGCGTGGCTTCTATGGTTCCTCATCCTCTAACTAGAGGTATCGGCACTGCATTAGGTATTGTTTCACCTTTAGCTCTTCAAGCCTACGATGCTTATCGAGGCGAGTAGGTTGTCTCCCACACTAGTTTCACGTGCTAGTGTGCTTTAACCCCACTTCGGTGGGGTCTTTTTGTTGAGCAAAAGCCGTAGCTAAAGTCCAAGCCTCAATCCAGACGTTATAAGGATCTTGCAAAAGATCTTCATTATTAGTTCTTTTGAGAAGGGCAACCCACTCTTTATACTGCTGCTCCATCGCGTTCCTTCTCTTTAGATTTAGAAGAGTATTTAGTTTGAGCGCGTCTTTCAATACAGAAAGTGCATCGCCACATTCTTTTCTTACCTATTGTTACAAACTTCATCATATCTTTGTGTCTGAAACATTGACAACTTAAACAAAATTTTCCATCTATCATCTTATTCTAGCTACCTTTGCTGTCTTTAATATACGCTCGTATTCCACCTTAGCTTCGTCATCGAGTTTACGCAAGGGTAGTTCTTGATAATATTTGAACTTCTGTTGATATTCAGGTTGCTCTGAAGGTCTTACCCAACCATATTTGAGCTTCCATCGTTCTTCAATGTTTGTGCCAGAAACTGTCCAAACATGCGCGTCATTATTTTTCATAGCGACACCTCCTTAAATGAAATTATAACTCTTGATTTTTGTGAATAACATAATACGCTAACACATCGTTAGTTGAGCCTATAATGCTTTTTTCTCTCAATTGAACGATATAGTATTCTTCAGGAGTGCTAGTGATTGCCTTGGCTGCTGCTGCCTCCTCAAGCGTTTTGTATCCTACGCGGATTACGTTAATCATCGCGCGCTCTTTATCTTCAGTAGTAAAGGTGGTCAAAGTATCCTCCGAAGTTTGTAACCAGCCATAAAAAGGAATGGGTTCATACATGTATCTCATTCCTCGCTTTTTCCATCGCATTAGCGTATTCGTACGCGGTCTTTGCAGCAGACTCAGGATCTTCACCTTTGAACGTAACGATGATCAATTTGAGTATTTCTAACGCTATAAAATCTTTTCTTTGGCTGTCAGTCATATCATTTCTCCACGCTAATGTTTACATTTTTGATAGTTTTTAAACCGCTATCAACGGCTTCTGCTACACCGCTAACACCATATGTAGCTACAAAGAAACCTATTACTATTCCGATTATTAAATTAACCATTTCTACCTCTCCAGAGTTTATAATGTTGGTAAGTGGACTGCCACCAGCGGATAGGCTTTTTTCGCCCAAAATTCATGCGAACCTTGAAAGCCTCAAAACGATCGTATCTGCCATTAAGATAAAGCGAAGCTCTTCTACGTGTGGCTAAAGCATTGCGATCGTGTCTTACTCTAAATATCATAGGCTCTCCTTAATCAGTTCGTCAGTTAATTGGTCAAGTAATTTTCTAGCTTCTTCAACATCTTTAAGACTCGGTTGTTTAGCGAAACATATCCAAACGCCATTCGCTACAATCGTAAACTCAGATTTCTTAACCTGCTCAACTATCATTTTCTTTCTCTTACTAAATATAAAGCTATCAATGCTGCTTCAGCTCTACCATCATCTTTTTTACGTTTAAACAAGTCGGATTTACTCGACCAAGTGCGCATAGCTAAATCTCTTGCACCATCCTTGCTTGAATTGACCTGCATACGCTTTTTCCAGACACTCGGGGTGACAAGGGTGTAGGGAATGTCAAGACCTGCGAGAACCCCCTCTAAAACCCCGAGAGACCGACCGAAGGAAAACATTGACGTAACACCTTGGTTTGGCATAGCATTTACCTGCTCGATTAGCCCTTCGACGCGATCTTGCTTGAATAGTCTAAGCTCGGAAACGATTGATTGAGGGTTTACCCTTTGTTTCTTTGATTTGCCTGTAATCACTTCTAAGGTAGGCATATCAAATATTTGAACGATATCCTCATTCTCGTCTAGAACGGCTAGAGCACCGCTAATTCCTGGATCAATACCTAAGTAGTATCTCATTTATTTTCCTTTCTGAGCGTAGCTCTCGCAAGCTGCAAGCTGAGCGCTGAGCGTTAGGGTTTCATTTTTAAGCGTACAGAGCCAGTCACCATTCGTGAATGGCTTTGAATGTTCGCAAGAACGGCAAGTTCTGATAGGCTCTTTCTTATCGTAGCAGACATCTTTGTAATCACACCAACGACAAGGGTAGCCCTCATAGTTTTCGCTTATACCTGCAGGTTTCAAATCAGCTTCAATGAGAAGTTTGATTCTAGCTAATATATCGTTTTGAACTTCGTAATCAGGCTTTATACGTCTTACGTAATAGTGCTCGGTATCTTTGTTTAGCGCGATATAGAAACCTCGTTCCATCCCTGTCATCAACATTCCCGCTTGAACTTGATAGTAATGCGAGGGTTTAGAGTTAGCTAAACCATTCTTTTCAAGATCAGCGAAAGACTTCGCGTTGTGAGTTTTGACCTCAAGAACATGCGGTGTATCCTCTGCTCCAGGAACACCTTTGATGATTCCGTCAACTTTGACTACGAAGTGTTTGGTCTCATCGGTATACGCGAACTGAAGACTATTCTCATACTCGTCCCAGACTGAAAATCCCGCTTTCCTAAGATCAGCGATGATGCGCTTTTCCTGAAGATTACCTGTCTCAAATAACCTAAGCATTCTTCCATCGAATGAGGGGTTATCGTAGCCTCGCCAAGAGAGCCAGATTCTACGAATACAATCATCACCGATACTAGAAGCACCGAGCCTTGATAGCCTGAAATTGCGTTTAGTGTCTTTTTCTATAGCTTCATAGATTCGCTGAACGACTTCTACTTCTTGAACAGGGATAGGTATCGAGATCGGTTTTTTAGTCGCCATTAAAATACTCTATATCTAGGAATACATTGAATGTCTATGATGATATCAGAAAGCATGCCCGAGACCTTTCGTTTACTCATAATAGGAGAAGCACGCATTCCTGCGCCTTCACAATCCATCGTTGCTTGAATAACTTCCTGCCTGCTCATTTGTTGAACCTGCGCGTCATAATGCAACGTTACAACAGGCGCGTTGATACCCATAGGTACATGCGTAGGTGGTGCGGAACTGCAAGCGCTTAAACCTAAGACGCTGATTACGATTATTACCTTTTTCATAATTATTCCTTTAAAGGTGGGGTACTCACACACCGTATGCGAAGCGTGAAAAAGTGCTTTCCCCCAAAAACTACGCTTGATTTTTTAAGTATTCATCAGCTAATTCTGAAGCAATCCGATAAACATACGAAGCATCTGTAGCCTGAACACTGCCATTTGCTGCTAGCGAAATCATAAATTGAAATATAAGTTCATTTCTAGTAGGCATATTTTCTCCTTAATCCCAAGGGTTCTTTTTCTTGTCACCTTTGGCTGGTTTAGCCTCTGGCTCGTCCTCTTCAATATCCATCAAAGAGACCTGCGCTTTAGGTTTCGCTGGAGCGCTTCCTTCCATAACGTAACCTACGATACGGTTCTTATCCGCGTAGCCGTCTTTACCCTTTTCAATATCAATAGAGGCTTTGAACTTACGCTCTAAGAGTTCATCAACGCTAGTAGCGTTAGGCTTACCGCAGGCGCGTGCCCACGAAGCAACTTGCTCACGACCAATTTTTTGAGCAACTTCACTGCTGTTATGAATGTTGAAGTTGTTCCAGATCTTACGACCATCAAACTGATCACCAACAACTTCAAACGTAGCCGCAATCATCTGACCGCCAGACTTTGTATCCTTTGATTCGGCTTCTGTACACTTAATGACGTACTCACCTTTAGGGATAGGGCTGTAATCACGAGTGCTAGATGACTCGTACTCTTTTAAATCAAATCCAAATCTAGACATGGTAAATCTCCTTTATTAAGATACAACGGGAATATGTTTCACTATCTCTTCGTATTTCATTTCGAAAGAGTCAGGACAGCTATAACGATTTTTTGCGATGAACGCAGGGTTTTCAACAACATGAAGTAACCGCTCCCCAGTTGTGATACCGCGATTGACAGTATTGTTGAAACCCACATCAGACTTCTTGACAATAACCTTGAATCCTGCGTAGGCTATCACATCACACCACTCTTGTAATAAAGAGTTACATCGATTTGGTAGCTTTGGCGAGAAACGATCGTAGGGTTCTGTCAGCGGATTCTCATAACGAACTACGTTAGAATGCGCTAGAAGAATAATGTTCATAGCACGCTTACGACGTAACGCGTCAAGACCTTGCAAGATCTCACGGAAAGACTCAGCAACAAATACTTGACCCTTACCATAACCTAGATCTTTTGCGTCATGCGAGCTCTCGATATCTTTAACGATCAAAGGTTCAACTAACCAATCTACGC